ACTTGGGAAGCTGTATCACTTCCATATGGTGCAGCCGCTGCTAAGAAATCTATCAAGCACAATTATGAATGGCTTGAGAATTGGGATGAAGTAATCCTATTTTTTGATAATGATGATGCTGGACATAAAGCTATACAGGAAGCAGCCAGCGTGTTACCACCTGGCAAAGTCAAGATTGCTAATCTAAAAGGTTATAAAGATGCATCTGAAGCTGCACAAGATAACAACCTTGATGCAGTACGCCAAGCTATTTGGGATGCACAGCTTTATAAACCTGATGGCATTATTGATGGTAAGAGTTTACTTTCACTTGTAATTGAACCACAACAGGATTGTATTCATGAGTATCCCTATTCAGGATTGCAATAAAAACTACAAGGGGTCAGGGCTGGCGAGCTTGTCACGATTACTTCTGGAACTGGCCAGGGGAAGTCATCCCTATGCCGTGAACTTGCAGCTCACTTCCTCAGTAAAGGGGAACGAGTTGGGTATGTGGCACTTGAAGAGTCAAATCGTAGAACAGCTTTAGGGCTTATGTCTGCTGCTTGCGGTAAACAATTTCACATTGGAGAACATGAACGATCTACTCTCACCGAGGCTTATCAAGACACTCTTGCTAAGTGGAACCTTTTTCTTTTTGATGGCTTTGGGTCTTTTGATCCTGATAACATCATCTCCCGAATTCGCTACCTCGCTGCAGGACTCGACTGCAGGGTTGTATTTTTAGATCACCTATCAATCCTACTATCAGGGCTTGATGGAGATGAAAGACGAATGATAGATAGCACGATGACTAAGCTCAGGTCATTGTGTGAAGAGACAGGCATTTCGATGTTTCTTGTTTCTCATTTACGCAGAGCACAAGGTGATAAAGGACACGAAGATGGAGCAAAAGTATCACTTGGACAGCTGCGCGGAAGCCACAGCATTAGCCAAATTAGTGACGCAGTTATTGGACTTGAACGCGATCAGCAGAGTGGAGATGAACACGCTGATACAACAGTGCGAGTCCTTAAGAATCGCTTTACTGGCGAAACTGGGATCGCCTGCCAATTGAAATACGACAAAGAAAAGTGTAAATTTTATGAATCAAAATCTTTCGACCCACAAACAGATTTTTAAACCCAACCCTCCTACAGAGGAGATGGTAAAGAAAGCACAATTTATCGACAAAACATACATTTGGAAAAATGCTGGTATTCGACCTGGAAACGGACGGTCTTCTAAATGATGTTACCCGTATTCACTGTCTGGTCATCTATGACTCAAAAGCTGATGAAACGTATTTATTTAATGACGAGGGTACTGAAGAACCGATTGTTCGTGGGGTACAACTACTTGAAGAAGCTGATCTTATCTGCGGTCATAACGTCATTTCGTATGACATACCAGTTATTGAAAAGATTTACCCATGGTTTGCGTGCAAAGCCTTGGTCGTTGACACCTTACTTCTGTCGCGGCTATATCACGCGGACATGATAGAAGTAGATAAACGGTTAGACAATAGCCGAATGCCACTTCAATTACGTGGCAGACACTCACTTGAATCCTATGGCTATCGCTTAGGTGAATATAAAGGTGGGTTTGGTAAGACCACTGATTGGAAAGAGTGGTCACAAGACATGCAGGACTACTGCACACAAGACGTAAAAGTAACAACCAAATTATGCGAACACTTCCACCCATACCTGAGTGGGTCGCGTTAGAGCACAAGGTTGCACAAATCCTATCTAAACAAGAAAGACATGGTTGGTATTTCGATGAACGGGCTGCATGGCAACTTACATCTGCTCTCCAACAGGAACTTCAAGATATTGAAAAAGTACTTCGGGAGAAACACCCTTACATCCGAGGAGCTGAATTCACTCCAAAAAGAGATAACAAACCTAGCGGCTACATCAAAGGTGCCTCTTTCACAAGACAAAAAGAATTAAACCCAACCTCTCGCGATCATATTTCATGGATATTGCAGAAGCACTATGGCTGGAAGCCAGCCCAAATGACAGCTACTGGGAAACCAGTTATCGACGAAGTTATTCTGACCGAGATTGGATCTCCGATTGCTATGCAGTTTGCGAGATGTTTGACGGTAACGAAAATGCTTGGGATGATCTCGAACGGCGTGAACGCATGGCTGAGGCTTGTTACGAGTGAAAAAAGAATTCACCACCACTGCTCAGTTGCAACCGCCACGCATAGATGTGCTCATAGATCTCCAAACCTCTCGCAAACGCCAAGTGATCTTAGGTTTCGCGCACTATTTAAAGCATCGCCTGGTCAAATTATGGTGGGTGCAGACCTTAGTGGTATTGAGCTTCGTATGCTCGCCCATTATCTTAGTAAGTATGACTCCCATTTTGCAGATGTTCTCCTCAACGGAGACATCCACCAAGTAAATGCAGATAAGGTTGGTGTGTCAAGACGGCAGATCAAAACTATCACTTATGCTTGGTGCTATGGGGCTGGCAATGAAAAAATAGGCCATAGTTATGACCCACAACTTTCATCTACAGCAGCAAAAAAGAAAGGTAAAGAGATACGTGAAGCATTTGTTGAAGCTATCCCTGGTATGTCTAATTTACTAGAAGCGATAGATGTAGCAGCTAAACGTGGTTTTGTTAGGTCTATAGATGGTCGGAAGATCATTCTTGATAGTCCTCACAAAGCATTGAACTACCTTCTTCAGTCAGGAGCCGGTGTAATTGCTAAGCGTTGGCTGTTAATAAACAACGACACAATCACAAAAACAAAACTGTGTGCATCACAGTTAGCATTCATTCATGACGAACTACAATTCGAGTGTACAAAAGAGCACGCCGAAGATTTATCAACATCCTTGGTATATAGCGCAGCAGCAGCTGGAGAATACTACAAACTCCGAATCCCCATCGCAGCAGAAGCCAAAATCGGAGAAAACTGGGCGGAGGTTCACTAAATGAAGTTATTGGTAGACGCAGACTTTATTGTCTATAAGTCTTGTGCTGCCGCTGAGACCGAAATTGACTGGGGTGATGATGTCATCTTAGTGACCAGTAAATTCAGTGAAGCATACAACTATGTTACTAAAGAACTAAACAAGATTAGGGATACATTCATTTGGGATGTCCCTAAAATTATATTGTTCTTCAGTGACGCAAAGAATTTTAGAAAGAAAATTTATCCCGATTACAAGGGTCATCGAAATCGAAAAAAGCCCTGTGGATATAGGCGCGTTATTTCAGAACTTAGTAATCAGTACGAAGTTATTAGGTTGCCTGAGCTTGAAGCAGATGATGCCATGGGTATCTACGCTACAGCTAATCCTGGTAACATTATTGTTAGTCCAGATAAAGACATGCGTCAAATCCCTGGCCGTGTCTACAACTTAGACGAGACACTACATATCACACCTGAAGAAGGTGCTAAGTGGCACTTGATCCAAACACTTGCTGGTGATCAGACTGATGGTTACAGCGGTGTTCCTGGTATTGGTATCAAACGTGCAGTTACTTTGTTTGAAGAAGACGGTTACAGCTGGGAGACAGTTGTAAAGGCTTTTGCAAATAAGGATCTTGATGAAGATGCTGCATTAATGAACGCACGTCTCGCACGCATTCTTACTTGTAACGACTATGACCCAATCAACAGACAAGTCATTCCTTGGACCCCCTCCCCCGGTTACAGAGTTGACAATGGAGCAGGAGTTCAAGATCAGAAGGTTGGATGACCTTCTACCTGAAGCTGACAAGAAAGATATAATCACTATCTTCATGGCTTTGCAACATCAAAACTTTGTTCTAGCTAATACCGTTACTAATCTCATTAAACAATGGCCAAATCACCTTCCCACTACACCCGTGGACAAATAGAAGTTTGGGATTTTATTAGAGACCAAAATCTAAACTACCATTTAGGGAATGCTATTAAATATATTTGCAGAGCCGGTTTCAAAGATGTTTGTACGAAAACAGAAGACATTAAAAAGGCTATCCACTATCTTGAAAATGAATTACAACACACACACTCAATCTCAAAGCCTGTCCGATCAAGCCCTGGAGTTTCGTACAGCGTATGGGATCCAGAACGCGAGGGAGAGCCGGACTATGCAACGGGATTTGATCGTTGAAGAGTTCAAAGAGTTCATGTATGCAGCCACTGAAGAAGGCTACGAAGCTGAACTAAAAGAACTTGCAGATCTTGTGTATGTCTGCTTTCAGTATGCAGAAAATATGGAATGGGATCTAGAAGAAGCACTTGATCGTGTCCATAAATCAAACCTATCAAAGCTCGGTCTTGATGGGAAACCTATCCGCCGAGCTGACGGCAAAGTCTTAAAAGGACCACACTATCAACCACCTAACCTTATCGATCTCGTAAATGCCTGAACTTATCTCTAGAACTGGACGTGTCCAATCATGGATTGATGATCCTGATGGCCGTCTCCCCGTGTCGTGCACGGTTTTTGTTGTTGACAATGAACTCGAAGGACCAAATGGAATTGAAGCAAGTTGGCGTTTTTGTTCCCACGCTCTCCGCAACGGAGCAGGAGTTGCTATCCATCTATCAAGACTTGATGCTAAAGATACCGAGAGACCATCAGGCGTCGTTGCGAGTGGTCCTGTATCATTTGGACGAATCTATTCGGCTCTTAACGAAACTCTCAGAAGAGGTGGTCGATTCAAAAACGGTGCAGTAGTTTTACATCTTGATGCCAATCACCCTGACATTGAAGAGTTCATTACTACACCACGTAATGTATTGCCTTGGGTAAAACGTTGTGTAGATATTAACGAAGAATGGTGGCAGGCACTGGATGTAGATATACGAGTCAAGTTAATTGACAGCATGAGAAGTGGTGATGTATGGCTCAACAAAGTTAAGTATGACAATGAAGGACAACGAATTTATGGAAATGTCTGCCTTGAAGTTTACTTGCAATCACGCGGAACGTGCTTGCTTGAACATATCAACCTCGCTGCCTGCGAATTCGACACAATTCCGCAGGCTTTCGTTCAAGGTATGTCGGAGCTGTGCAAGCTCCACGCTCGAACTGGTGTCGGCACTACAGGCGAATATCTCCCAGCTGAAACCGACCGTCAAATCGGACTCGGGATGCTCGGACTTGCAAACCTCCTAAGGCGTTATGGAATTACCTACAGTCAATTCGGAGACGCTCTTCAATCCCTAAATGCTGGTGAAACAAAAGCTTCAC